AGCGTGCACGTGAGAGCGTGATAAGTTATACACTGGTGCCCAGTGCAGGGGATATACTGCCAAAACATGTCCGGTGAGCTTGATGAGCAACTACTCACCGCCGTCCGCGCCCAGTTCGAGGCGCTCCGAACCGTGGAGCCTGCGGTCATTTCTAAGCTGTTGGGGACTCGAACCATCGCCCCGTGGTACAAGGAGTACAAGGAACGTCGCGCTCTCGAGCAGCAACTTCCCGACCATATGGCAGATGCAGGACTCACCCCAGAGATGTGGGCTTGGGCAACGGGCGTCAAGTCAAACCGTGCCAAGGCCCGCAAGGCCCACGCCGACGAGGTCAAGCAACTCGCTACCGCCTACAAGCAGAAGGTGGACATTGCAGACGGACGTCGTGACGCCGCTCTCGGGGAGACCAACAGCGACCTCATGGACCTCATCGAGGCCGGATTTGACCAACTTCCTCTCGCAGCTCAAGCCATCGTCAGTGCCGCTACCGACGACCGCCAGCGGAAGGATCTGCTCGACAAGGCCCTACTCCGCTACCGGAGCACCATCCTCACCAAGCTCTATCCCGAAGGCCCAGAGAAGTTCGCCCCCGGGAAGGGCCCTGCCGGCGCCCAATAGGGCGACGGCAACCCGGGCACGTTCAACGGAGTGCGGCTCGGGGGAGCCGTCGCCCCGTTTGAGTTTCAAGCTGCCGTCCAGCGTATCAGGCAACTGTGGCGCAGGCATCGGGGAGACATCCTCAAGGCAGAGTGGATACCGTGCCCAGATTGGGAAAGGAGGGACATGCCAAGGAATATCATGCGCGGATGGGTTCGGAGATACGTGGATGCGTGGGGATTGGACGGGGGATGGGATGATTCAGAGGAAGGGTGGGTTGACGACGGGACGGTCGTCACAAGACTCCGTGCGCGTGCACGGCGCGCTGAAGATAAAGAACTTGACCCAAAGGCGTCAGCACTTGAAGCGTGTCAGCATGCGATTCACCCCGGAGCAATTAGGGACATTGCGAACTCGTTTGCAGCGCGCGGGTATACAACAATTGAGCGCGAGGCAATTAGGTACGCTCACCGTACAAGAACTCCTGCAGAGCGGCGCATTGAGCGTGGAGGGGTTCAGTTTCACCAAGAATACACTTCACTTAGATTCGATGGTCTTGGACCTAAGCCAGTTAAGATCACCAGACACTACCCTCCCCAGTCCGGCAAGACGAGGCCCGAGCCGAGCGCGCAAACAATAACAAATTCATGTCCGAGCGGAACAAGCAGCTTTCCGTCGTCGCGCCACTCGAGCCCAACCCCGGGCTCCACTTCCTCGGCCGGACCAACGTCAAACACGGAATGCGTCCCACGCCCATGCACACCCCAGCTGCACTGCCCGTCGAGCACGCCAACCAATATTTCTCCGCCGACGACCCAGCCTACGACCCTAAACGCCTCATCGTCCAGCCAGGCAAAGAAAGCTACCTCGCCGACCTCGAAGGAACGCTTGGAAAGCCGCCAGAGTACAAAGCAACGGAAGAAGAAGTTGATAAGGGAATACGTCGCTTCGCCGGCAGCCTGGGACTCCGACGCGTTTTGGATGACCGGCGTTGGTCCGAGATTGGCGGCATCAAGGCGAACGGTTCCGCCAGCGCAGGGTTGGTCCTCCAAGACATTGGATCCACCCGTGGGAAGTGCGCGCAATCCATTGAACAACTGGGAACAAATGTGATCGAATCGGCGATGCGGGGGCCGATACCAGGCGCTGGAGTCTGGCAGCTGGGTGGGCGTGGGAAGCGCACTACACCAGAGGTCGGTGACACACTGCGCAGCCGCGCGGTGATCTTCGATGATGGCGCATCGGCCGCCGTTTCGTCTACAGTCTCGCAGAGCATCAGCGAGTCTGTTAAGGCTGGGCATGGGGCTATTAAGATAGGGCATAGAGCGATGCAGGGAGCAGCGTCGGATGCGAAAGAGAGTGAGAAGAATGATGTAGAGTTTGAGATTGACCATAAAAGGTTCGGCTTTCGTTTGGCTGAGCCGCTACTCGTTTCGGCATTCGGAATGATAAGGGCACTACTGCCTGCCGGGGAGGAGTGGGATTGGAGAATCCTGCATGAGATGGCACACTGTATAATAAAGACCATCATTCTCCCAGGCGGTTGGGTGTACCGATGCACTTTCGGGAACTGGAGCGGGCCATGGACATCACTGCTCGACTCATTCTGCAACTGGATCGCTATGACGTCAACCTTGACACGCTTAGGATTTAGGCCGCGCGACATAGACTTGTGGATCTATGGCGATGACACACTTGTCGGTTTCAGAAACAATGTTTTGCCACCAGGAATGACGCCACCAGACATCCAACGCCTGCTCGAAAGGCGTTTTGG